CAGTTGATGCTGCTGATGCCGGCTGCCAGCGGCTCGGTGACGTTCTTGCGCGTGATGATGCGCAGGATGTCCTGCGCGATTCCGTCCAGTACGTCGCGGAATTTCTTGCCGCCGACGATGGCGTCCTCGAAAGCGCTTGAGAACGTCATGCCCAATTCTTCGCCGATGGATTTCTGCTTCTTGAGCGCTTCGCTGGTGTCCTCTGTGGCCTTTGTGATCATCTCCTGTACGCGCCAGCGGGCCTCTAGCGCTTGCGTCGCGTCAAGGTTGCCGGATGCTTCGAGGCGATCGATCTCGTCGAGCATGACGCGATATTGTTGCAGCGGGTCGATCATGTCCTTGTATTTCTGTGCCAGCTTGTCAGTGGCCTCAGTCGCCTTGTTGCGATCAGCGGCGAGTTGCCCCCACGCCCAATTCTCGAACTCGAATGATTCCTTGATCGCCGCGGCCGTGGCCTTGTCGTGCGTGATGAAACTACCAGTCCCGAATACATCAATGGCGTCTGGCGCCTTGCCGACTTTTGTTGGCTTGCTGAGCAGCGAAGTCAGGTTCGTTTTACCGGCCGGCGAAGCGGGAGCCAGCTTGGCATCGGCCGGCGCCAGGGCCGACAATTCTTGATAGATGGATTTCGCGGCGTCACGGTAGGCCAGCGCTTGCCGGTAGTGATTCTCGGCGACCTTGCCGAAGGTAATCTTGCCGAGAAATTCCTCTGACGCCGCCAGGGCCTCGTTGATGCCTGCCGCCATTCCCTTGAAGACTGCGCCCCATCGTGAGGTAAAGCCTTCGACGATGCCGCCGGAGAAGGATTGCTGCAGGCGTTCGGCCAGCGCCGTCAATGGCGGCAGCAGGTCGTTGGCGATGGCGACGCCGACGGTGCCGGTGCTGGCCTTGAGGCGCGTCAGCGTGTCGTTGAACTTTTCGGCATTCTTGGCCATCTCGGTCGTGACCGGATTGAGCCGCTGCCCTTCCTCGATCATGTCGCGCAGCGCTGCCCCGCCGCCATTCAACAGCGGGATCATGTCGGCGCCAGACTTGCCCATCAATTCCATGGCGATGGCGGTCTTTTGCACGCCATCCGGCATGCGCGCAAAACTGTCCGCGATCTGGATCAATGCCTCTTTTGCATTGGTGGCGGTGATACCCACGGCGTGCAGCTTGTCGGAGTTCTCGCCCATGTATTTCGACAGTTGCTTGACGCCCTTGGCGAACTGCTCCGTCGACAGGTCGGACAGTTTTGCCGCATGATCGAATCCGGACAGGTCTTCGACGCTGATGCCGATTTTTTGCGATAGCTTGCCGAGGCTGTCGGCGGAATCGATCACGCCCTTGACGAAGGCGACCGCGCCCAGCCCCGCAAAGGATGTCCCCAGTGCAGCGACGCCGGCAGTCATACCGCTCATGCCGGATTGAATCTTCGCCAGCGCCGCGCTGGCTCGGTCTTCGGCGGTGATGACGATATTTGTTCTATTGTCGGCCACGGCTCATTTCCTCAAGTGCAGCGTGTTCCATGGTGCGCAGGCCGCCGAAAACGGCGCCGCGATCCGCCGCAGGCACGCCGATCAAATCCAGCACGACAGGCAATGCTTCATAGCGCAGGCCGATCGCGCCACTAAAGCCGACATTCCATTGGGTTCCCATGGCGATGAAGACACGCACGATGGTTTCATTTTCCGGCCAGACTTCTAGACCGCCGCTTTGCTGCTCGGGGGCTACCTGTAGGCCGAAGGCTGCTGCGGCCTGTTGTACTTCGTCGTCGATCCGGCTGCCGGTCTCGCCACGCACCAGCGCGACGGCAGCCGCTTTCAGTTTTTTTGCCGGCTCTCGGTCAATTCCCGCAAATAGGCGCCCAGCAGTTCGGTCGCGCGCGGCGTGTGCGCAGCGACGAAGGCCGCCAGGGCATCCGCAGTGAAGGGCACCTCGGCGCCGGTTTCATCGATCACACCAGACCAGCCGACGATCACATCGCCGAGCGCATCGACGAAGTTGCGGTCTTTCGATGCGGTAAACCACGCCTGTAGCGCCGCGGGCGCTTGATGGCGAAACTCGAAGTCGACCAGCGCATCGTCGGCGCCTGGCTGCGTGAAGCGCACGCGCGCCTTGAAAGTAGAGGGAGGTGTGAGGCGGATCATTTCGTGATGATCTGAAGTTCGTCGTTGCCGGCGGACGGCAGGAAGCGCAGGTCATAGCCGATCATGGCGCGGCCATTCAGATCAACCAGCTTCGGGTTGAGCCGCTGAACCACTGGCGCATAGAACAGCGCGATGTAGCCGGCGGCGCTGCCATGCTGGAAGCCCATCGATGTGGTGGTGTTGGCATCGACGGCGGTTTTGAAGCTGACCTGGTCGGCGGCAGTCAAGTCGAGGCTGACGCTGCCGGACGGCTGGCGCTGGTTGAAGTCGATCGTCTCGCCACCAAGCAGCGGCGTGAATTGAATGTTCGCATTCAGGTCGATGGACAAGCCTTGCGATGTGTAGGTGGTGCCGCCGGACAGTGAGCCGCTCGACAGTGTGCAGCCAAGCGTGACGTCGCCGGTGTTCGTATCGGTGACGACGATCGGCGTCTTGAAGGCGGTCAGCGTCGGTGTGGCATTGGTAGCGGCGGTCAGGCCGCCGTCGAGGCCGGTGAACTTGTAGTTCATGGTCGGCTTGCCACCCACATCCATCTTGAACGATACAGAACCACGGCAGCCGAGCAACTTATGCAGTGCGCCGTCGAGATAGTAATAGATCGTCACCGAGCCGATGGCGGTGCTGATCGGCGCATAGGTGACGAAGGTCGTCGCGGTTTCGCTAAAGCCGCACGCCTTGAGCAGCGGCCCCCAGGCCGGCGCGGTGGCAGCGGTGCCGGAACCGGCCAACTCGACGTCGAAGCTGATATTGACCGAGCGGGTGCCGACGAGTTGATCCGAGCCGCCGAAATAGCCGCGCAGCAGATCACGGTCGACGTTGCTGTATGCGACCTCGACGCTGACATTGGATACGAGCATGGCATTGGCGGCCCCTGTCGGCGTCGGGTCGGTGCCATAGGTCACTTCGGTCTTTGCCAGCAAAACTGTGTTTCGGATATAGCGGGCCATGGTGTGTACTCCTTAAGTGCGGTATTCGATGGTAATGCGCAGGCTGGCCCGCGCCATGTCAAAATCTTCGAAATCCCATTGGATGTCGCGGATGAATCGCAACTGCACGTTGCTGCCGAGGCCTAGCGTCGGGTCTGCGGCCAGCGCGGCCCATGAGTCTTCAATGACGGCATCGGCTGCGCTGTCTGGGGTGTCGCCGCTGGCGTAGACGTCGATCGACACTTCGAGCGAATGATCGAGCAGGCCGAGCGCGAACTCTTGCATGGTTTCGCTGGCCGGCGTGATTACGACCGCCGGAAGCGTGCCGATCTGTTCGCGCCGCGTGCGGTAAACACGCCCCCCTGCCAGTCCGGCGAGCTTGGTGGCGACGGCGGCGAGGATGGTTTCGCGCTGGCTCATTTCAGATATATCAGATTCTCGGCGCCAGAGAAGTCGGCATAGTCCACTGAGGCGATGGTGTAGGTAGTTCCGCCGCGCACGACTGACTGGCCGACTGCTGCCGCCACGGACGATGGCACGCGCAGCGTTGCCTTGCTGTTATTGACAATGCCGAAAGCATCACCCGGGACAAGATCGAAGATGCCAGTCACGGCGACTGCATTCACCGTGACCGGCTCGCCGAAATCGGCATAGAAGGCGGTGATGTCTTCGGCGAAGGCCATTACGCGGTCAGCGCGTCCTTCATGGCGCTGAAGCTGACGGCATGGCGCACGGCCACATCCACGTCCTGCAGGGCGACGACGCGCACGGTGCCGGAAGTCGATCCGGTGTAGGGATCAACCATCAGATCGAGCGCGCCCCACTGACCGATGATGAGGTCGTTCCAGTTGCCGGAGATGATCGCGGAACAGACGCCGCTGCTGGTGCCCTTGGTGAGGTTGCTCGGCACCTGATTCGACACGCCTCCACGCAGCCCGGCAACGCTGGTCAGGCCATCGGCAGACGGGAACCCTTCGACGACATACCCGGCCACGCCGGATGTCTTGAGCGTGGTCATGAGCTTGCCGATCACCTTGGCGTTTGTCAGGATGCCGGTGTTGCCGAAATCCGCATTGGCGATGGCGATGTCTGACCACAACTCAACGATGTGCGCGAAGGTCGGGTCCAGGCCGTTGGTGCCGCCGGCCACGTCGCCGATGCCGCTGGTGGAGAGAATGCCTGTCGGCTGGTTGCTCGTGCCGGTGCCGGAGATGGCTGCCGAGTCGATGGCCAGCGCCAGCACCGTGGCCAGATCGTTGCGCACGAAGGATTCGACGTCGATGCTCGACTGGAGGAGCAGCTTGCGGCTGATGTCGCTGAACGCGCCAACGGTCTTCGGCGACATGGCGACCTGGTCGAAGGTCGGGGCCGATTCAGTCGGTGCGCCTGATTCCGCCACCCAATAGGCGGTCGCACCGCCGGTCTGACGCGGGATGGCGATATTGCCCACCAAGCCGGTGAGCATCTGGGCGCCCATACGCATCACCATCATGCGGTTGCGAAGCAGGTCGATGAAGCTGGACGCCAGCAGATCGGTGGCGACGGTGTAGCCGCCCGCCGATCCCGTGCCGGCTGTCATATCGCGCTTTTGAACTTCGACCGGGACGAAGAAGCCCTGCGCCGACTTGCCAACCTTGGCAGCAAACGTATCCGATGCTTCCCGCTCGAAGCGCGCGGCTTCCTGCGCCTTGCGGTCGCCGGGATTGGCCAGCGCGTTGATCGCGCGCATGAAGCTGAAGCGCTTGGCTTCTTCATGCGTCATGCCGATCTCGGCGGTAGGCTGCTGCGGATGCTTGGCGATGTGTTCGAGCAGCTGGGCGCGGAATTCATCAGCCGACTTTCCGCTGCGCAGTGCTTCGGATGCGAGTTTGTCGCCGCCGCGGGAAGCGTGCAGTTCGCCCAGGGCGATGATTTCAGCGACGCGCTTGTTGGAATCCGCCTGCGCCTGAGCGCGAGCTTCTTCGACAGTGATTTCCGGCATGACTTTTTTCTCCTTGAGGATTTCGATGACGTTATCGCCGCCATCCATTGACCGCCCTACACCAACGGTGTGATCGGCCGGCACGGCGACGAGCGAGATTTCGAGGGGTTCCCAATCGGTGACGCGGTAGGTTTCGAGATCGTCTTTCTCTTCCACCAGCGTGGCATGATGAATGAGATAACCGACGGAGACATTTTTCACGATCCCATCCTTGACCTTCTGGAAGATCGCATCCGAGTCGGCGTCTCTCCCGAAACGCACTACGGCGCGACCTACCCGGTCGTCGCCGATTTCAACGGATTCGATGCTGCCAACCTGGCTGCGAACAGAATTGTCGTGATCGATGAGCAACGGTGCGCCGGACTTGAGCCGATCCATGCGCACCGAAGAAGGGGAGTGATCGAGAATCTCGATCCCCCAATAGCGTTCGTAGGGAGTCTCACTGGAAAAGGCAAGCGAGACAGTTCGCGCGTCCTCGTCGACGGAACGCTCGCACGCAAAGGCGCGAGTGACGCGAGTTCCGGGCTTGATGGTTTTTTCCATGCGCTGAATGGAACCACGTGGAATGTCGCCTCTTCAAGCGAATGAGGCGACTTTCTAAAACATGCCGCAGGCCATCAACAGCGCCTCGTCTTCGTCCCGCGGCGGCAGTGTCAATACCGGCTGTGCCGGACGGAATGGGCGCGGCTTTAATAGCGCAGGGCGTATCTGCTGACGCGGATGTGCACGGCCGCCGCCTTTGAACAGCGACTCATCCTGCGCGGCTTCCCACGTCAGGCCCCAAGATTCCCCCCAAGATTCTGCGGAAAACGACTCGGCTGAAAATGACTCATCTATCCACATTACGGGACGAGAACACTACGGATTTTGTCAGAATCGGTGCCATCGCCCTTGAGTGATGTGCCGACAGCCTTCCGCATGTCAGAATGGATCGGCGTCACCTGCGCCTGCGCGAAGATGGCTGATGTGTTCGTTGCTGCGCTCGGCACCGCCATCAGCTTGTCGTGCTCCTCGGTCGTCAGCGACGATCCTCCAGTCGTAATGACGCGAATCTCCACCTTCTCGTAAATCGGGTCGATGTTCACCGTCGCGGCAACTCCGCTGCGATCAAATACGTCTCGGTCAGTCAACTGATCCTTCGACACGATCTCGGCCAATAGATCGAGGTTATAGCTGGTGCTGGCTCCGGTGTCGTATGGAACGAAACGCCAACCGGGTTCGACGTAGCCATAGCGCGGCGTAAATGTCGTCGTCGTCTTCTGGATGTTGCCCTCCGCCGACATGCAGTGCACCCGGTTTTGCTCGCCAAAAGCATTCGCCGCACGGAGAGCGTTGATCTCGAAATAGGCCGCAATTACATCGAAACCAGCACTAACCGTATCGGCATGCAGGTACACCCGCTTGGTGTCGTAATTGACACTGGCGACTTGGGCCATTTAGTTCGTCTCGGCATCCGTCCGCGCATCGACCGGGATATTTGCCGATCGGGTAATGGTGAATTCAATCGACTTGGTTTTCGTCGCATCCACGCCACCGACCTGCAAGACCACCGTCTGATCTGTCCCCGCCGTCACGTTGCCGCCCGCTGTCTCGGTGTCATAAGCGTAGAACAGCGACAAGGTAGTGCCAGAGATTCGAGCATCGGTGTCGTCTCCTGTGATATTCACCGCGCTCGCGTCCTTGACGGTGATGGCGTTGGCTGTGTCATAGTCATTCAAGTCCAAGGCATCCTTGTAGAGCATACGGAACCACGGCGCGGTATCAGCAATCCAAGCGGAAGAAAGCGTGATGGTGATACCCGCGTTGAATGGGATGTAGTGCAGTCCGCCCGCATCGTCCGTCTCGATGATCTGCTGCTGCGCTTCGGCGGTCAGCTTGGCCGGGTTAACGTAGATACCTGCTCTCGTAACGAGCTTACCTGTTGCACCATCAAT